GCAGCGACAGTCGGGGCGGGGGAAAGCGGGGGGAACACGACGTGAGATCTGTGCTGCACTTGGATCTAGGCGCGGGGCCTGGAAGAACGAGTCTGGGAGGACTTGCACTGATGCGTCGCCCCGCGCAGCACACCCGCCGCCCTGCCGCCCCCGGCTGGGCCCACCCGTACACCGGCCTGCCCGGCATCGCCGTCTTCTACAACGACGGCGGCCAGCCGCCCGCGCCCGCACCGCTGGACACCTCCCAGTTCGTCCTCGACAAGGACACCGGGCAGCCCATGACGCAGGCCCAGTTCACCCGGATCATGACCCGGGAGAACAACAAGGGCCGCCTGAAGGTCCTCAAGGAGCTGTGCGAGCAGGCCGGCGTCCCCTTCAACCACGAGGACACCGACGTTTCCAAGCTCACCCAGGTCCTCAAGGACGCCGAGACCACCCGGCAGGCGCAGATGACCGAAGACCAGCGCCGCGCCGAAGACCTCGCCGCCCGCGAGCAGGCCCTCGCCGACCGCGAAGCCAAGACCGCCCAGCGTGAAGCCGACGCTGCACGCCGCGACCGCGACAGCCGTGTGCGGGCCGCCCTCGTCTCCCTCGGCTCCACCGGAGACGACCTCGAGGACGCCGCCCGCCTCCTCACCATCCCCGACGACGCCGACGACGCGGCCATCACCCAGGCCGCCGAAGCCCTCAAGGCGCGCCGCGCCGAACTGTTCGGCGGCACCCAGCCGCAGACCCTGCCCCCGGCCCCGTCCGGAGGACCCGCCGGCGGCAACGCACCCCGCCAGCCCGCGCCCGGCAAGGACGCCGTCAAGGAAGCCGCCCGCGCCCGGGCCGTAGCCATGGGACTGCGCACCGACGACGCAGCCTGACCGCAGCACCCCCAGACCAAGGGACCACGCCCTTCCCCCTCGTGGACGGCGCCAGGCAGACGCCCTCACACGAACACCCGCGCATAGCGTGAAAGGGGCACGGCGTGGACATCCAGCCGTACACCAGCACCGAGACGCTCGCTGTCGGCCGGCCGTGGCTCATGAGCATGCTCGGCATCGAAGCCAACGAGTCGATCACCCTCGACCTCAGCAAGTTCTCCGAGAACCTCCACTGGACGGCGCCCTCCGCCTACCAGCCCGACCGGAAGATGAAGTCCGGCATCCCGCTCGGCAAGCTCACCGCCTCGGGCCTGTACGCGCCGTACAACGCCGTCAGCAACGAGGTCCAGACCGTCACCATCACCGGATCCCCGACGGGCGGCACGTTCACCCTGACCTGGTCCGGGCAGACCACCGCGGCGATCGCCTACAACGCCACCGCCGCCACCGTGCAGGCCGCCCTCGAGGCCCTCTCCAACATCGCGCCCGGAGACGTCGTCGTCACCGGCAACGCCGGCGGCCCCTACACGCTCACCTGGGGCGGCACCCAGCTCGGCGAGAACGTCGCCGCACCCACCGCGACCGCATCCCTCACCGGCGGCACCAGCCCCGGCGTCACCATCGCCACCACCACCGCAGGCGGCACCCCCGCCGCCACCGACGGCGCCGACGTCTTCGCCGGGTTCCTCTTCACCGAGGTCGCCTTCAGCCCCACCGCCACCAAGTGCGCGGCCCCCCTCATGGTCCACGGGCAAATCGACCCGGCGAAGCTGCCGGTCGCCTTCGACCCCACCGACGTCCCGGCTGGGTCCAACACCCAGTTCGTTTACAAGGCCTGATCAGGAGACCCCGACATGCCGAACGACATGCTGGAGCTCCTGCTCCGCGACCTCAGCCCGACCGAGATCCAGGCCTTCGCCCGCGAAGTGCAGACCCCGGCCGACTACGAACTCACCCGCACGGTCATGCCGGAGCGGACCATCAACTCCGTCAAGTGGGAAACCCGCGGCACCCGCCGCCGGGTCGCCGCCGCCTCCTACCGCGCGTGGGACGCCCAGACGAAGGTCGCCACGCGTGAGATCACGCAGTTCGCGACCTCCGGCAAGCTCCTCCCGCTCGGCCAGAAGTACATCGTCGGCGAGTTCGAGACCATCCTCGAGAGCCTCGACCGCGGCATGGACTCCCGCGACCTCGTCAACGCCGTCTACGACGACGTCGCAGCCCACGTCCTGTCCATCAAGAAGCGCCTCGAGCTCGCCGTCGGCGACCTCCTCACCGACGGCAAGTTCTCCCTCGTCGGCGAGAACGGCCTCACCCTCGAGGCGGACTACGCGGTGCCGTCCGCGAACCGGCCGACGGCGCCCACAGCGTGGACCGACCCGACCGCGGACATCCTCGGCGACGAGATGCGCTGGATCGAGGTGCTGCGCGCCTCCGGCGCCCCCGCCCCCTCCCGCGCCCTGACGTCGTACAAGACGGCCGCGCTCATGATGGGCAACGACTCCTACCGCGCCGCGTACTACGGCTCGGTGAACTCCGCGTCCACCATCCCCACCGCGGTGCTGGCCCCCAACGAGGTCAACGTCGTCCGCGCCCGCTACAACCTCCCGCCGATCACCACCTACGACGTGAAGATCGAGCTGGACACCGGTGCCGACGTCCGCGCCCTGCCGGAGAACATGTTTTTCCTGCTCCCGCCGAACCCCCAGCAGTGGGCCGAGACCCAGTACGGGCTCACCGCCGACGGCCTCATCCTCTCCCAGGGCGGCAACCCCGCCATCGTCCGCGAGGAGGCCCCCGGCATCGTCGTCACCCGCGGCTACCAGGACGACCCGCCGCAGGTGTGGACGAAGGGCTCCGCCGCCGCGCTGCCGGTCATGTACGTGCCGGACATCCACATCGCTGCGACGGTGTGGTGACCCATGGCCGCGAAGCTCGCAGCAACGGTGTACGTACAGGACCCGGACAGCCACCAGACGGTCGAACTGGCCGACGGGAGCAGCCCGGAGGCCCGGCTGGCAGCCCTGGTGACGAACCCGGCCGCCTGGGTCGACGGGAAGCTGCCACGCCTGCCCAAGCAGCAGGAGCAGGGGACGGGGCAGACCGAGCAGGGCCCTACCGGCGACGGCCAGGACGGCGCCTCTGGCGACGCTTCGGACGCCGACACCGGTAGCCAGCCGGACGCCGCCCAGGACACGGCCGCCGCTCCGGCAGCCAAGAAGACCGCCGCACGCAAGACCGCGGCCACCAAGCCGGCCCGGGGCCGGGACGCCGCTGGCGAGGGCGACAGCGGCGACTAACAGGGTGCGGGCCCGCCCCCGTGGTGGGGGCGCCAACCGGGCGGGCCCGCACCCTCGCACCCTCTTTCCCCGGCGACCCCCAGGAGGCCCCCATGGATGCCGCCATCCAGGCCTGGCTCATCTCTCAACTCGGCACCACCAGCGACCTCACCGACCTCAACACCCGCTACGCCCGCCTCGGCACCGCGCGCGCCGTCGCCCTCGAGGTCCTCAACCAGCGCCTGGCCGACCTGCGAGCCCAAGTCGCCACCGTCAACGTCTCCAGCGTCGTCTCCGTGTCTTTCGCGGAGAACATCAAGGCCTACGAACGGCAGATCGCTTCCCTCGTAGCGGGCGGCTCACCCGCCCCCGACGAACCAGACACCGGCAACGACGGTACGGTCCTGCTGGGGACGTTCCAGCTCGTTGAACGGCCCCGGCGATGACCACCCCCGTACAGCAGGACACGGACCGCGCCGAACTCACCGCGCTCATCGCCGTGATGACCGCCGAACTCACTCGCCAGTGGCAGCGCCTGGCCACCAGCCAGGACAACCTGCTGCGCACCCTGGAACGCCTGCGCCCAGGACTCGGCGCCACCACCCGCATCCGGCAGATCACCGCCTCCTTCAACCAGCAGGTCGGCGATTTCGACCGCCTCGCCCGCGCCCTCGTCGAACGCTGGGCCGGCCAGGACCTGCCCATCGCCTACCGCGACGGCGCCCAGCGCGCCCTGCGCCAAGCAGGCGCCGACATCGCCCTGTTCCGCTGGACCACCAGCCACCAGGCTGCCATCACCGTGCTGACCGCGACGTTCTACACCGACCTCATCGGCCGCATCCAAGAGGCGGTACGGCGAGCGCAGGCGTTCTCCCGCGCTGCCCAGGACGCGGCCCGCGACGTCACGCTGGGCCGCAATCACAAGGGGATGGACTCCGCCCGGCTGATCGCCGACCATCCGCTGTCGACGATCGTGTACCGGGACAACTCCCGCCACCAGGTCAAGGACTGGGCCACGGCTGCGCTCACCTATCAGGGCACCGTGACCGCGAACCACGGCGCCATCAACACCGGCGTCTACGACCTCGAGGCCGCCTGGTTCGAATGCGTCGACGGCAGCGAGTGCGGATTCACCTCGCACCCGGACACGGATCACGCCAACGGCACCATCCGGTCCGCCGACGACGCGGCCGCCTACCCGCTGGCCCACTTCGGCTGTATCCGGGAGTGGATTCCCCGCCCCGACCTCAACGGCCGCCGCGGCCTCGTCTCCGGAGACTCCGTATGAGCATCCCCAGCGAGCCGCAGGCGCGCGGCGTACGCATCGACTCCCAACCGGGCAGCGCGGCCATCACCCTGGACGGCCACACCCTGCCCGCAGGCCAGGTGACCGGCTACCAGCTTGAGCACTCCATCGCCGACTCCCTGCCCATGCTCATCCTGCACACCCGCCAGCCCGAGGGCCTCGCCTTCGAAGGCCTGGCCCGCGTCGCAGTCGCCGTCCCCCACGACCCGGGCGACGCGATCGCCGACTTCGTCCTCGGACTGGACCCGGCAGCCCTCCAGCAGGCCGCCCTGAACCGCGAGGACCTAGCCGGCGGCAAGACCGAGACGACCGAGGCGATCCTGAAGCAGATCGCCGACTGGGCGCGGGGGAGGACCTGATGGCCGGACTGGAAGGCGTCCTTGCCTCCGTCGGTGCGTGGATCGAAGGGAACATCCTCCTCGACACCGTCCGCATCACCCTCCCCGCCACCGGGGACCCCGTCCTGGACCCGGCGACCGGCGACCTCACCCGCTCCGAGGGCGAGGTCCTGTACGAGGGGCCGGGCGCCGTGCAGGGCGGCACCGCCCAGTCGGAAATCTCCTCCACCCCGGGCGCGTTGCAGCCGTGGACACAGGAGACCAAGTCCCGCTACCGCCTCCTCACCCCCCTGACCGCACCCATCGCCCCGAAGGACGCCATCGCCACCGTCATCCGCGTCCACAACCCGGCCAACACCGCGCTCATCGGCCGGACCTGGGTGTGCCAGGACCCGGGCCGGGCCGCCACCCTTGAAGCCGTCCGCATCACCCCCCTCGACCAGAACCAGAACCGCGGGAGCCAGCCGTGACCCCCGACGAGCTCGCCGACCGCTTTGAGGGCGCCGCGAAGCGGATCGGGCCCGCCATCGCCCGCGGCGTGCAGCACACCGGAACGCTCGGCCAGGCCCGCATCCGCGGCAACGCCTCCGGCCGGCCAGGCCCGAACGTCATCACCGGCGCCTACCGCAACTCCTGGCAGACCCAGACCCGACGCCTGCCCTACGGAGCGCAGTGCACCCTCGGCACCGACGCCCCCCAAGGGCGGCGCCTGGAACTCGGGTTCGTCGGTATCGACAGCCTGGGCCGGCACTACAACCAGCCGCCCTTCCCGCACGTGCAGCCCGCGCTGCCGTTCATAGGGGACACGCTGATGGCGTCCATGCGCCTGGCCGTCGCGGAGGTCCTGACGTGAGCAACCGAGTTCATATTCATCCCGTGGGCGATCTGATTGATCACGACACCGAGACCGACGACTGTGTATGCGGGCCGTTCATGCGGCCCGTGAAGCGTGATGACGGTTCGGTCGGTTGGGTCGTCACCCACCACTCGCTGGACGGCCGTGAAGCGAGCGAGGTGCAGCCGTGATCGAGACCCGGTCGTTCACCAACGCGCTGCTGGCCATGCTGGCCGCGGGAACCGGGAAACCCGTCGGTAAGGGGCGCAGGCCGGACGGCAACCCCAGCAACTACTACATCCTGTATCGGGTCGACCGGGCCACCGATGGCGCCCAGTATTCCGACCTGAGCGAGGACGCCACCCTCATCTATCAGGTCACCGCCGTCTCCGGGCCCGACCCAGACGATCCCGACTCGTACGGAACCCAGGACCAGTTGGAGTGGCTCGAGGACAAGGCCCGCAAAGTGATCCTGGGCCGCAACCCCACCACCGGAGCCTGGCTGTACCCCCTCACCGTGGACGGCGTCCGCATCATGGCCCGCCTGCCCGACACCGAAGCAGGGGGAACACCCGACCCAACCGATGGAATCATGAGCAGTGCCAGCAGGTTCGCTTTCAAACTGAACAGCACCTGACCCCCTTTGGGGCAGGCGATGCAGGACCGCACCGCGGCGGGACCCCACGCGGACGCCACCAGGCAGGTGGCCGCACCCATACACGCCGTGTAAGGGGCCGGGCCCGCACCAGACGGGAGGCCCCGGGACCAAGGGGCCCAACCATGTTGCTGTCCAAGCCGAAGAAGTACATGCGGCGCGGTACGAGCAAGTTTTACTTCGTACCGACGATCGCCGCCGACTCGATGATCCCCACCCGCTCCGAACTGTCCGCGGGCACCCAGTTCGCCTCGTACATCGCTGCGATGGACGGCTGGTCGGTCTCCAACAACGAGATCGAAACCCCGGACATGGCGGACACCTACGACTCCACCATCCCCGGCTCGGACAAGGCCGACCAGTCGACGTTCACGTTCTACGAGGACGAAGAGGACGCCGACCTCGAGAGCATCTTCGCGAAGGGCACCACCGGCTACGTGGTCATCCTCCGCAAGGGCGACGTCCCCGCCAGCAACTCCATGGACATCTTCCCGATCCGCGTCGCGAGCCAGTCGCCGCAGTACACGGCGGACAACGAGGCCGCGAAGTTCATGGTCACCTGCTCCATCACCTCCCGGCCCCTCCAGGGCGCCGCAGTCCCGGCTGCGGGCGTGGACGAGGTGCAGACGGTCACCATCACCGGCACCCCCACCGGCGGCACCTACACGCTCACCTTCAGCGGGCAGACCACGTCGGGGATCCCCTACAACGCGACCGCCGGCCAGGTCCAGTCCGCGCTCGAGGCGCTCTCCAACGTCTCGTCCGGGGACGTGGTGTGCGCGGGCGGCCCGCACCCGGGCACCCCCATCACGGTCACGTTCGGCGGGAACTACGACGGCGCGGACGTCCCGCAGATGACCGCCTCCGCGGCCGGTCTGACCGGTGGCACCAGCCCCGCCGTCACGGTCACCACCACCACGCCGGGCGGCTGACCTACCGCCCTCCGTCCCCTCAGCTCCCGGCCGGGCGTCCCAAAACGCCTCGGGAAGGGCGCCTCGTGCGCCCGGCCGGGTCCGCCCCCCTGACCAAGGACACCCGCCATGACCACCACCAAGAACAACACCACCGTCGAGCCGCCTGCTGCTGCGGTGGCCGCCGACGCCCACTGGTCGGCGAAGATGCAGCGCCTGCGGGACCGCAGCCTCGCCGAAACCGTGTTCGTGATCTGCGACGACCAGGCCACCCGGGAACGCTGGCTGCGCGCCCAGCGCGCCTTCGACATCGCCGCCACATACGCCAAGGACCAGCCCGAAGACCCCGAAGCCCAGCATCAGCTGGCCGAAGCCACCCGCGAACGCGACGAAGCCAAGACCGCCTACGACCAGGTCGCGATCCCACTGAAGTTCCGGGCCCTGCCCCGCCAAGCCCTCGAGGCCCTCTACACGCAGCACAAGCCCTCCGAGTCGGAAGCCGAAGACGGCGCCCAGTGGGCCGCCACCTTCCCGGCCGCACTGATCGCGGCCGCGTCGGTGGACGGCATGACCGAGACCGAAGCCCAGGAACTCCTGGACAACTGGTCCCTGTCCGAGGCCAACGCCATGTTCAACGCCGCCCACGGAGTGCAGAACACCACCCGCGTGGACCTGGGAAAAGGCTGACCGAGGATGACCGACTGCGTGCCGAACTCGCCCTGTGCCACCAGTGGGGCATCCCCCACAGCGCCTTCCTCGGCGTCGGCGACGGCACCTGGACGGCACGCGACCGCGACAAGGCCCTCGCCTACGCGGCCTACGAGCGCGGCGCCTGCCCGCAGTGCGGCACCCGCGAATCCGACTGGGTCGACGACAACGGCGACTACCAGGAGGGATACGTCGCCATCACCCACAAGTGCTTCGGCTGCGAGGAGATCTCCGCGAAGCAGTCCGAGATCCCCGAAGGGCGGGCGGGCGCCGGAATGAAGGTGCTGCTGCTGCCGGCATCGGTGCATGCCGCGCAGGAGATCGCCGAACAGCTCGGCGCCCACTAGCCACACCACGATCGAAGGGAGGGCAGGCAGGTGGCCAACTGGAACCTCAGTGTCGACATCCGCGGGCACGGCAACGACCTTGCCCAGTCCCTGAAGTCGTCGGCGAAGCACGCCCGCTCCCTCGGCACCGCAGCCAAGACCGCCCGCACCGAGGTCCGTCAGCTCGGCGAAGCCGCCCAGTCCGCGTCCCGGCACATTCGCACTCTGGGCAGCGACGCCCGCACGGCCGCTCGACGCCTCAACTCGTTGGGGGACGGCGCGCAGCGGGTCACCCGGCGCCTTGGCCAGTACGGGGACGCTGCCCGCCGTGCGCAGCGGCACGTCAACTCCCTCGGTGACGACTCCCGCACCGCCGCACGGCGTCTGGCCTCCATGTCCGGGCAGATCGACACCGCCGTACGGGACCTGCTGCGCCTGGCCGACGCCGCACGGCGCGCGGACGCCCGCCTGGGCCGGGTCGGCGGTGCTGGGGCCGCCGGCATGCGCCGCTACCGCGACGAGACCGGCCGGGCCCGCGACCAGCTCAAGTCCCTCGCCGTCCTGCTGTCCGGGGGTGCGCTCACCCTGGGGGCCGCGGACCTGGTCAAGGAGGGCAACGAGTACCAGCAGGCGATGAACGCCTTCGGTGCGACCACCGGCGCCACCCAGATGCAGATGCAGCGCGCCTCCGCCACCGCCAACACCCTCGGCAACGACCTGAAGCTCCCGGGAGCGACCGCCTCGGACGCCGCCGAAGCCATGGTGGAGTTGGCGAAGGCGGGCTTCCGTACCGACCAGGCCATCAGCAGCACCCAGGCCTCCCTGGTTCTCGCATCTGCCGCCCAGGTCAACGCAGCCGACAGTGCGAAGTACCTCGGCGACATGATGGACCAGTTCGGCATGGGCGCCGACCAGGCCAGCGTCGCCGCCGACACCCTCGCCGCCACCGCCAACGCCGCCTCCGGCGACATCATCGACATCTACTACGCCATGAAGTACGCCGGACCGGTCGCCCACGGCCTCGGCGTCACCATGCAGGAGACCGCCGCCGCGGTCGGCATGCTCGGCAAGGCCGGCATCCTCGGACAGACGGCGGGAACCACCCTGCGCGGCATGATGGCCAACCTCGCCGCCCCCACCCCGCAGATGATCCAGGGCCTGAAGGCCATGAACATCGAGGCGTGGGACGCGCAGGGCAACTTCAAGGGCCTCAGGTATGTAATCGACGGCTTGTCCAAGGCCCAGCACAACATGAACCAGCAGGACTTCGCGGCCGCCGTGAAGAAAAGCATGGGCAAGCCCGCCATGTCAGGGGCCATCGCGCTGGCCCACCAGGGCGTCGACTCCTTCGACAACCTGATGCAGGCCGTCACCCAGACCGGGGCCGCCTCCGAGATCGCCGCCGCCAAGGGCAAGGGCCTGGCCGGCGCCATGCTCCAGCTCAAAACGCAGGCACGCCAGACCGGCCTGACCATCTACCAGGGCATGGCCCCGGGCCTGGAGTTCCTGGTCCGCGGCGTCACCGACGGCCTCCACAAGGCCACCCCGCAGATCGAAGACTTCTTCAACTACCTCAACGACGCGGCCACCCTGTTCGGCCCGGACATCGCGGCCGCCGCCCGCAACGAGTTCGCCGGGATCGCCGACGCGGCCAAGGACCTGGCGGCCCCGTTCAAGGACCTCGGCGGCGAAGCCATCGCCGACTTCTTCCACGTCCTGCTCACCGCGGGCGAACTGGCCATCCAGGTCCTGGAGAACACCGCCGACGCCGTCACCCCCGTCGTGCAGTCCCTGGGGGACCTGTCCGGGCAGGGCGGCACTGTTGCCTCCGCACTCGACCTCGTCATCACCACCCTCGACCTGGCCGCCAGCGCAGTCGGCGCCCTGTCCGGCGTCCTGGTCCCGATCGGGGCCATCGTGGGCAGTCTGGTGTCGGGGTTCGCCGCGCTGCCCGGCCCGATCCAGCAATTCGTCCTCGCCGCCCTCCTCGTGCGCCGCATCCAGCCCGCCATGGCCGGACTCGCCGGCACCGTCTCCGGGCGCGTCACCGGTGCCTTCCGCTCCCTGAACCAGCAGATGACCGTGCAGCGCACGCTGGCCGCCGCGTCCGGGCAGTCCCTGTCCCGCTACGGGGCCGCGTTCGCCGTCCTCCAGACCCGTGTGCCGCTGATCGGGCGGATGGGCCAGTCGTTCCGCGACGCTTCCGCCGCCGGAACCGGACTCACCGGCACCCTGCGTGGCATCGGCGCCGCGGGCATGACCGCCACCCGCGCCCTGGGCAGCGGCCTGGTCGGGGCACTCGGCGGCCCGTGGGGGCTGGCCATCACCGCCGCCACCGTCGGCCTGGGCATCCTGGCACAAAACCAGCAGAAGGCCGCCGCCGCGGCCGCCGAGCACGAATCCCGCATCCGCGACCTCGCGCAGGCCCTGCGCGAGTCCAACGGCGCCATCGACGACAACGTCCGCACCACCGCCGCCCAGTCTCTTCAGGACCTGAAGCTCGCCGACGGCAAAACGGCCCTCCTGGACGTCACCAAACGCTCAGGAATCGGCCTGCGCCAACTCACCGACGCCTACCTCGGGCAAGGCGACAGCCTCTCCCAGCTCCGCAGCCGCCTGGAAGACGTCGCCAACGACCCCGCGCACGTCCGCGTCATCACCAACGGAAAGACCTCCACCCGAGTCCTGGACGAGCAGGGCAAGGCCGCCAAGCAGGCCGCCGACGCCCTGGGCTCCATGGGCGGCGACATGGACAAGGCCGTCACCAAAGCCAAAGACCTCGCGGACGCCACCAAGGACACCAGCGACGGAACCAGCGCCTACAGCCGCCTCAAGGACGCCGTCAGCGCCCTCGCAGACAAGACCGCCGACGCCGACACCCGCACCCGCGCCCTGCGCGACGCCCTCGACCTCCTGTCCGGCGGATCGGTGTCGTTGCAGGCAGCGCAGGCACGCGTCAACGAGGCCATCACCAACGCCAACGAGTCCATCGCGGACGGCATCGACAAGACCGAAGGCTGGGGCAAAGCCCTCGTCTCCGCGAACGGCTCCCTGAACACCACCAGCAAGAACGGGCAGTCCCTCTTCAACACCCTCACCACCCTCGCCGACGGCAGCGCATCGGCAGCGACCGCGGCGTACGACTTCGCGCAGTCGCAGGGCAAGGGCGTCCCCGAGTCGATGAAGGCCGCCCGCGGCGAAATGCAGAAGGCCCGCGACGCCGCGGTCAACCTGGGCCGCGAGTACGGGCTGAGCAAGACGCAGGCCGAAGGCGTCGCGGACGCCATGGGCCTGATCCCCGGCCAGGTGTCCATCCTGCTGTCCACCCAGGGCGTCGACACCGCGCTCGCCGAGCTCATTGCTGTACAGGCAGAGTTCGAGCAGGTCCCCGGGCAGAAGACCATCAAGGTCGACGCGCTCGGCCAGGAGGCCAAGAAGAACCTTGAGGACCTCGGCTACCAGATCGAGCTGATCCCCGGCACCCGCGAATACAAGATCACAGCCCCGACGCAGGCCGCCCGCGACCAGCTCAACCTGCTCATCGGGCAGATGGCGAAGGTCCCCAACGGCAAGTCCGTGCACCTGGACGCCAAGACCGCGGTCGCCGTCGGCGAACTGGACGCCCTGAACCGGAAGATCCAGGCCACGCCGGGTGCCAAGTCCATCACCGTCACGACCCTGTCGGCCACGGCCATTGCCGCGCTGAGGAAGGTCGGCCTCACCGTCACCACGCTGCCGAACGGCAAGGTGACCGTGTCCACCAGCAACGGGCAGGCCCTTAGCGCGATCGGCGCGGTCGCCAGCGCCATGCGCGGCATCGACGGCACATCGGCGACCACCACCGTCACCACGGTCCGCCAGACCGTGTTCGAGACGAAGGGCAGCAAGAGCGCGGTCGCCCCGGCCCACCGCGACTACGGCGGCCACGCGGACGGCGCAGTCGTCGACTACTACGCCAACGGCGGCATCCGCCCCGGACAGGTCCAGCACTTCGCCGCCGGAGCCGGACCGGGCGACCGACCCAACCAGCACATGGCGCAGATCGCCCCCGCGGGCTCCTACCGGGTGTGGGGTGAGCGGGAGACAGACGGGGAGGGCTACGTACCTTTCCGGCGTTCCGCCCGGCCCCGCTCCCGCGCCATCACCGAAGAGATCGTCAAGCGGCTGGGCGGCGACCCGAACGGCATCCAGTGGAACGCCGACGGCAACGTCACCGACTGGCGCTACGACCCCAACACCGGTTCCCTGTACTCCGCGTCCGACGCCGGGCAGGCCGGGCACAAGACCCGCAAGGTCAAGGTCAAGGGCAAGAAGGGCAAGGTCACCACCAAGGAGGTCGAGTACTTCGACCTGTCCGCGGTCGAGCGGAAGCTGAAGTCGGCGGCGAAGGCCACCCAGGCCTGGAACACGGACCTCGGCAAGGTCGCCGACCGGGTCGGCGGGGACGTCGCCGAATCCCTGGCCGCGATGGGCGAAGACGGCATGAAACTCGCCCACAAGATGGCCACCGGCTCCACCAAGTACATCAACGACATGGCCAAGGCCCTCCGCAACTTGCAGGCCACCGCCAAGGCATCGTTGACCGACTACACCCGCCAGCTCGGCAAGGCCAACAGCCTCAACAAGACGTTCTCCGACAACCTCGCCAAGCTCGCCGCGCAAGGATTCGGCGACCTGGCCTCCCAGCTGGCCTCCCAGAACGACGAAGCCGCCCAGCAGCTCGCCGCGGCCGCGGTCAAGGACAAGAAGAAGGCCTCGGCCGCGAACAAGGCCGCGAAGACGGCGAACAACGCGCTCACCGCCGACCAGGTCACCGAACTCGTCCAGATCATCGCCGCGATCAAGTCCAGCCGGACCGGGATTCACGACGTGGCCGCCTCCACCAGCCTCGGCGAAGACGAAATCATCACCGTCGCCAACAAGGCCAAAGCCCAGATCAGCAAGAGTCTCGGAGGCCGGGCGGGGAAGTTCCTCGCCGACCTCTCCCGCGCCAACCAGCACCTGTCCTACGCCGACGGCGGCATCCGGGCCGGCATGTACGCCACCCGCGGCGGCATCGTCCGCTTCGCCGAGCCTCAGACAGGCGGGGAGGCCTACCTGCCGCTCAGCCCCTCCAAGCGGCGCAGCGCCCTGCCGGTCCTGAACGATGTGGCCCGCCGCTTCGGCGTCGGCCTCACCGATGCCGCCGCCGGGCGCCCGGTGGTCATCATCCGTGACGGCGACACCACCCACGTCACCGTGACGCCGGTCCGCACCGGCGCGACCGCATCCGACATCGGATCCCAGGTCGGGCGCTCCGTCCGCCGGGCCCGCAGGGGAGGGGTGACTGCCCGTGCCGGCGCTTGAGCTTGCCAACTGGCAGTACGACATCGGAGGCGTCCTCATCGGCGCCGGCACCACCGTCAACGTCATCGAAGTCACCGGACTCGGACGCCCGCCCGTGCGGGACAACGACGTCGACCAGCCGTCCATGGACGGCCAGTTCGCCGGCCCCGACTACTGGGCCGGACGGCAGATCCAGTTCGACGCCGCGATCAAAATCCCCGGGGACCCGGCCGCCTGCCACGACATGGTTGCCACCTTGCAAGCGGCCACCGACCCGGCAGCCGTGCGTCTGGTCGGCGGGCAGGGCCTGACCCTGCGGATCCTGCGCCCCGGCCGCCCGGTGAAGTCCCTGACCGTCCGCGCCAGGAAGCTGGATCCGGAGTACAAGCAGGTCATCCACGGCTACGTACCCCTCGACCTCGAGTTCCTGGCCCACGACCCGACGTTCTACGCCGACGAGGACTCTGTCACCGAGCTCCCCCTCGGATGGCTGACCGGCGGAGGATTCGCCGCCCCCGTCGTCGCACCCATCTACGTGCAGGACGGCACCGTCGCCGCCGACCGGCCCGGCTGGGTCACCAACAACGGGACCGCCGACGCCTGGCCGATCATCCGTATCACCGGCCCGTGCTCCAACGTCACCATCACCCACGTCTCCACCGGCCGCACCCTGGCCCTGCCCACGTTGAACCTGGCCACTGGACGCTGGGTGGAGATCGACACCCGGCCCGGCTACCGCACCGTCACCTGGGACAACGGCGGTAACGCCTCCGCCTACCTGGCCCCGGCCTCCCGCATCGACCTGTTCTCCCTGCCGCCCGGCACCTCCGAGATGCGCTGGACCGCGTTCGACAACACCAACACCGCCCGCATGCGCCTCACCTGGCGCGACGCCTACATCGCCCTGTGAGGACCCGACCATGAGCCTGTTTCCCCAGCCGATCCTCACCAACGGCGCCACACACTCCGCACAGCAGTTCCGAATGCTGGTGCGGGACCTGGCCAACGGCGCCGAAGGAATCACCCAGGGCGACGACCTGAAGGTCACCCAGCGCTCAACCCCCGGCGCCGGCATCACGGTCGGAGACGGCTCGGCCGTCGTCCGCGGCCGCTTCACCACCTTCCAAGGCCACTACTCGGCCTGCAACATCGGATCCGTCGACGTGGCCATCGCGTCCACCGGCAGCGGATCCGGCCGCTCCGACATGGTGATCCTGCGCATCGAAGACCCCGAGTACGAAGGCAGCGTGAACCCGGCCACCGGACAGGTCGCCTACTTCCAGGTCATCTCCGGCGTCTCCTCCTCCGCGACCGCGATCCCCGACGGGCGCACCGGAATCCCGCTCGCCCGCATCGACATCCCCGCCTCCACGGCCACCATCACCAACGCGATGATCACCGACCTGCGGAAGATCGCCAACCCGCGCCGTCAACGCCGCATGTACACCCACTCCCCGGCCACCGACTCCGCGCTCATCGGCTCCAGCACCACCTACTCCTACTTCTCCACCGAACCCGGCCAGAACATCGACGTCCCCGACTGGGCCACCACCGCCCGCATCCGCGTCGACGTCTCCCCCCTGCGCTACAGCGTCGCCGACTTCTTCGGCAACCTGCGGGCCACCTTCGGCGCCAGCCTCACCACCCAGTCCACCGGACTGGACGACAACCAGGGCTCAGGGATCCGCAAAATCCCCGCGATCTGTGCCGACACCCTGACCATCCCCTCCGCCTACCGCGCAACCACCCAACTGCTGCGCGCGCAGGCCAACGGGAACTCCGGGAACACCGGCCGGATCAACGTCACCACCTCCACCACCTTCGTCTACGACGTGGAGTTCGAGGAGGCCCCCCGGTGAGCCCGACCATCCCGGACCGGGTCCTGACCCAAAACGCCCTCACCGGCGCCTGGCTGGCCACCGCGCTGCCCGTCATCGACCTGGAATACGGCGACGAACTCAACGGGCCCGGTTCCCTCACCGGCCGCCTGTCCCCGCGGCTGCTGGCCTCCGACCCGCTGGTCGTCGACCCCGGCAACACGTTCATCTACGTCGAATCCGAAGGACAGATCCAGTGGGGCGGCCTGGTCTGGGACGTCCGCGCCCAGGGCAACGACTACTCCATCGAAGCCGCCTCCTGGTCCTCCTACCTGCAAAAACGCTTCGACTTCGACGGAGAGCACGGCGGCCGCGGCCCCTACACGTACGCCGACCGCTGCCAGGTCATCCGAAACATCTGGGCCTACGCCCAATCCGTCGCGGACGGCGACCTCGGCGTCATCGTGGACACCACCACCTCCACGTCGAAAATCGGCACACCGGACGACGTCTACCACTCCAACTGGTGGGAATCCCCGTGCCTGGGCGACCAGGTCGACGACCTCGTCAGCGGGGACGCCTCACCCGACTACACCTGCTCCACCGACTGGAACACGGCCAAGGACGGCGTCGTCAAACGCATCCGCCTCGGCTGGCCCCGCCTCGGCGCCCGCCGCACCGACATCGAGTTCTCCAGCGGCGTCAACATCATCGAAGAGCCCGAAGATGCCCTGTCCGGCGACGACTACGCCCAAGTCGTCCAGGCCGCCGGAGCCGGTGAAGGCCGCGCCCGCCTGCGGCAGATCTCCGCCGTCCGAAACGGCCGCCTCCGCCTCGAGCACGTCCTGGACCTGCCCGACGTCAACGGCAACGACATCCTCAAATCCCGGGCCAGCAGAGAACGCACCTGGCGGCAGACCACCGTCCGCGGAAGCGTCGACCAGGTCACCATCCGCGACACCCGGGCTGCCCCCTTCGGCAGCTACCAGATCGGCGACGACATCTACACCCGCGTCCACAACCCCTGGACCTCCTACACCGGCTGGTCCCGCGTCACCGGCTTCACCCGCAAGCCACAGGCCCAGGGCGGCCCGCAGACCGTCGTGACGCTGAAGCCGGCCGACTCCTTCCAGTACGGGGGCGTGTGACATGGACATAGGCCGCGAACTGGTGCAACTGCGCAAGAAGCTGGAGACCCTGGAGCGCGCCTCAAGGCTGTCGCACGCCTCCATCGAGAACACCGCCCTCCTGGTGAACGACGGGGACGGCAGCCTGCGCGGCATCATCGGCGTCCAGGCCGACGGCACGACCGCCGTGAACATCGTCAACGGGGCTGCGCCCCCGCAGCCGTCCGCGCCGGTCGTCGCCTCCGTCCTCGGCGGCATCACCGTGGGCTGGGACGGCATGTTCACCGACGGCTCCGCGCTGCCCTTGGACTGGGCACGGGTGGAAGTCCACGCAGCGATCGTGGACGGATTCACGCCCGTCGCAGCCACCCTGCAAGACACCATCGAGACCGCGCAGGGCGCCACCGTCGTCGTCTCCTGCGACACCGACGTGTACGTGCGGCTGGTGGCCCGCAACACCTCCGGCACCGCCAGCTCCCCATCCGTTCAGGTGGGGCCGTTCGGGCCGACACCGGTGGTCGCCGACGACATCCTCGACGGCATCGTCACCACCCTGAAACTCGCCGATGACGCCGTCACCCAGGCGAAGATCGCAGCCGCGGCGGTCGGATCCACCGAGCTCGGCGCCGGCGCTGTCCTGGCCGCCAACCTTGCCGACGCCGCCGTCGAGGTTGGCAAGCTCGCCAACAATGCGGTCACCGGCCCGGCAATCGCCTCCGAAGCGGTCACCGCGGGCAAGCTGGCCGCCAACTCCGTCGTCGCCAGCAACATCCAAGCCGGAGCCGTCACCTCAGCGAAGGTCGCAGCCGGGGCGATCACCACCGACAAGCTGACCGTGACCGGCGGCGCCAACCTCCTCACCGACCCCTCCTTCGAGGGCGCCTACACGACCGCCCTGGTCGCCGGGAACCCGGACTGGACCGTCGATCCCACCGGCAACGGCTCCGCCCACAGCCTGAAGGTGAACGCGGTCGCCGGAGTGGCCACCACCCGCTCCCTGAAAATCACCACCATTCCGATCCTGCCCGGCGACCAGCTGTACCTCGCCACCGACTATCTGACATCCAGTGACTACACCGGCACGGGCAGCGTGCGCATCTTCGCCCAGTGGGAGGACTCCACCGGCGCGGTCCTTGATTATGGTGTCGCCCAGGCCACCCCGCCCGTCCTCGGCGGCAGCACCTGGAACCGGATCTCCGCCACCGTCACCGCGCCCGCGAACACCGTTCAGGTCACCATCTGGGCCCAGTCCTACCAAGCCCTCGCGGGCAACGTCCGCTTCGACAACGCCGTTGTCCGCCCGGTCCTGGCCGGCACACAGATCCAGGACGGCGTCATCACCACCCAGAAGATCGCCGCGCTGACGATCCTCGCCGGGAACATCGCCGCCGACGCCATCGCCGCCGGGAAAATAGCCGCGGACGCCGTGACGGCCCGCGAGATCGCCGCGCTCGCCGTCACCGCAGCCGAGATCGCCGCGAACACCATCACCGCAGGCAAGTTGGCCGCCGGATCCGTCGACGCCACCGCCCTGGCCGCTGACGCCATCACCGGCAAGACCATCACCGGCGGCACCATCACCGGATCCCTCATCCAGACCGCCGCCACCGGTGAACGCATCACCCTCAATGAAGCCTCCGCCACCAAGGTCCTCGTCTACCCGTCCTCCGGCGGAGCCATCGGAGAACTGTCCGCCACCGGACTCCTCGTCAAGGGCACCAACGGCTCCCTGCTGTGGCTGGACCCGAACAACGCCTACCCGAACCTGCGCCTGACGAATGCCGCCCAGACCAACTCCGCGTTCGTCTACGTCAGCGAAGGAACCGTCGGCGCCGCCGACCTCATCGCCCGCTCCGGCACCTTCACCGGCAGCGGATTTACCGACATGTACTGGCGCACCTTCTGCGGCAACGACTTCTGGGTCGCCGACCGGGTCCGCTACTCAGACCCCAACACCAACGTCGGCGGACGCATCTTCCTCGCCAACGACCACGCCACCCTCGCCTACCAGAGCACCGTCACACCCGCCGACAACAACAGCCTGTTCGTGTACGCCGGGTACGCGCAGCTCAACGGCGGCCGCCTCGAGGTCATCCCGCCCGCCTCCAGCAGCTCCGCCATCTACGCCAACGCCGCCACCGGACACACCGGGAACCTGCTGCGCCTGCGCCTGAACTCCGTCGACAAGTTCACCGTCGACAAGGACGGCAAGATGGCCGCCAGCAACATCGCCTCCGGGCACGTCACCATCACTCCGTCCGCTCCCAATACCCCGACCAGCATCAACGTCACCGGACTCAACCTGGTCGGCACCCCCCGCATCTCTCTCACCCCGGGCACCTCCGCACCCGGCACCCAGGTCACCGGCGTCGGCTTCACCAATGTCACCAACACCGGCTTCACGATCTGGCTGACTCGCACCACCACCACTTCGACCGGCGTCGACTGGCTGGTCATCGCCGAATAACCCCACACCCCGCCCCTTACCGGACAGGACCCTGATGAGCAGCGAGCCCGACCAGACAGACGAGACCCCCGAAGCGCCCACTGACACCGGGACCAGCAGCACCACGGACGGCGAGACGCCCGTCGACCCGCCCATCGAGGAAGACGAGAACAAGCCGGGGGAGGAGGAACAGCCCCCGCC